GGCATACGAGATCGCAAAGGACTATTACGCTGGCGTGATGGCGAAAAAAGGCGTGGTATCAGGCGAAATTGACAATGATGTCTGGAAACAGGCTGTTAACGTAGCTACAGGTGGCGTGCATGACTATAACGGAATGGGGAATGTCCTTTTGCCGTGGGGAATGTCTGCAGAGCAATTCGATAAGCAGGTTAATCAGGCTTGGAATGAACAAGTTGTCGGCTCCGGGATAAAAACACCGCCTGGTCAGTATGGTTTGCAAAGTTACGGCGATAGTCAGTACCTGGTGAAACTTGGTACTGGTTATCTGCTGAAAGATGATGGTTCTCCCGTTGTTCTTAATCTGACACAGAAACGTCAGAGATTCTCCGGAGATATTCCGCAATGAGTTACTTTGGCCTTAATCCAGTAAGCCAGAATCAGCAGCTTGACGAAGCAGCATCAAATCCAGCTGGCTTTAACAGCAATGTTGGTTTTTTCGACAATGCTGTAGGAGCGGCATTGTCTGGTTTGTACTCCGGGCTGGTGGCAAAGCCAGATCAGTTGCTATGGGCAGGGATGGATAAAATCGTATCCCCGATTGCTCAGTTTGTTAACGAAAACACCTCGCTTAATGACACTTCAGTTTCATACATTGCTGAGCAGAGAAAACTAGCAGAGCAGCAGGTTAAGCGGCTGACGCCTGATGCCGCGACAACCGGAACCGCCGGGCAGGTCCTTTATGGGTTGTTCGATATGGGAGGGCAGGCTGTTGTCGGTACAACGCTCGGTGGTCCGGTCGGAGGTGCTGCGGCGGTAACTTCTCTACAGGGTTTTTCTGAGTTTGAACGGCTGACAGCACAGGGTGTTGATTTCAGGACGGCGCAGGAAGCGGGATTAGTGCAGGGTATTACTGCTGGTGCCGGAACACTGATCCCTATGAGCCTCGGGTTACGTGCTGGTGGTGCGCTGGCGGAAGGTGTGGCGGCCCAGCTTGCGCGGACGGGTGAAAGTTCAGTGCGACGCGCCGCAGCAACAGCAGTACGTGCAACGCCAGATATTGCCTATGCCGCAGGTACAAATATTGCGTTCGGTATGGCACAGCGTGGGCTTACTGCAAAAACGCTTCGTGATGGTGGCTATAGCGAAATGGCTAACCAGTATGATGTGTTGGATCGACAGGCAATTGCTATTGATGCTGTTCTTGGGGTGGCGTTTGGTGGTGTCGGCAGATTTATGAACTCTCGCGGCGAGTCTACAAGCGCACCAAATTTTTCACCAGTTGATGTTGATGCTGCACTGGCGGCGAATGCCGCTCATCATGCTGAAATTGATATTGCGCCCGGCGTGCCGATCAACGTGCTTTCGCGCAATTCTCACATTCAGGCTCTGCGAAAAGCTATGTCTGATGTTAGCCAGGGGAGACCTGTAGACGTTGCCAGCATTGTTGAGTCTGCATCTTTCAGTGAAATTCCTGGGCGCAAGAGTCTGCTGTCTCAGGCAGTTAATGAGGCTCTGTCATCTGTAGATGATGGAGTAACGGCGCGCGCTATAGAAAATCGGTTGCTTGAAGAACAGGCCGCGCAGCTTTTGCCGCGTGGCGATAGACAGGTTTACCAGTCTGAAATCGCTAATAGCCAACGAATTATTGAAAATCTCACTGAACAGCGCGCACAAATTCTTGCAGAAGAGCCAACCGGTAGCGGTAAAGCTTTGTCTCGTGCTCGATCAGATAAACAGGTCAGACTTCGCGATATTGACCAACGAATCCGGCAGGCACAAGAGCGCCTGGAATTTTCCCGTAACGCGTTGGCACCGCATGAGCCTGGCGGTCAGTTTTTTGAAGCTCGAGCAGAACTGGCACGACGACAGCAGGCAGAAAGTGAACTTAATGCTCAGGCTGTTTCATTCTATAAAACAGCAGAGGTCAGGACGCCAGACGAAGTAGCTCCTTTTGAGCCCGGTAAGATATTGCAACAGACAGAACAAAAAATGATGGCAGATCCGGCAGGAGATATTGATCTGCGCATAGCTGAAGACTCGCTGCTTGAATCACCTGACATGATAATCACCGTGCTGGATGATGATGGTAATCCACAATCGCGCAGCGCGCGTGAAGTACTGGATGAAGCGAACAGGGAAAGTGAGCAGGCAATACAGGATTCCAGCCTGTTTGATGTCGCTGTGGCGTGTTTCTTGAGAGGTTAAATTAAATGAGACAGGAATGTATACAAGCGGTCCAGCAGGCGGCGCAGCGCACTTTAACGGCGCGAGAAATACAAAACATTGAAGACCGCATTTATCGAAATATGCGCTCCATTGCTCGTGATGACCCGATGTCGTGGCGACAACTTTCCGAATCAGAGCGGCTATATCGAGCAGCACAATTGGCATCTGAAGAATTACAGCGAGAAGCGGCATTAAAGAAACGTCGTGTGGCTCTCACTATAGCCGCGCGTCAGAGATTGGATAAATTTATCAATAGCTATCAAGGGGCTGATGGGAAACTTGGCGCTCTTAACCGTACTATAGCTTTTAATGCAGACGGTAAATCTAATTTCCTCTCTGTTGAATCCAGAACAAAAGCCACCCGTGATTATGCATTGAGTCAATTGCAGGAGGCATTCGAAGCAGTTGATCCTCGCTTTTTTGGTCTGTTTGAAGATGAAGCGGGCGTACGTGACCTGGTATATGAAATGCGGGGGCAAAATACTGGCAATGCTAAAGCAAGAAAAGGTGCTAAGGCGTGGAGAGAAGTTACAGAGCTGCTGCGCCGCCGGTTTAATGATGCTGGTGGGGACATTGGCTATCTCGAAAACTGGGGGATCCCTCAACATCATTCTATGGAAAAGGTTGGTGCGGTATCAAAAGATAAATGGGTTAGCGATGTTATAGGTAAGCTGGATCGCAAATATTATACCCGAGCCGATGGACAACTGATGAACGATGCCGAGTTGTCTGCATTTCTTGGAGAGGCTTATAACACGATCGCTACTGGTGGGCTGAATAAGCTTACTGATACCGGAATGCGAATTTCCGGCGCACGTGCTAACCGTGGTAATGCATCACGACAGATACATTTCAAAGATGCAGATTCCTATCTCCAATATCAACAACTTTATGGCGATCGCTCTCTATGGGAAATCATGGTCGGTCACCTGGAAGGTATCAGTAAAGATATTGCTCTGGTGGAAACATATGGTCCAAACCCCGATCATGTTTTCCGCTCCCTTCTTGATCAGGTTAAGGCAGAAACGGCAACAGCTAACCCGAGTAAAACCGGTAAAGTCGAGCGGCTGGCGAACAACACAGAGAATCTGTACAACTTTATTTCCGGAAAGACACAGCCTGTAGCGAATCCGCACATCGCGCGATGGTCTGACAATATCCGCAACTGGCTGGTTGCCAGCAGACTCGGATCCGCGTTGCTGTCATCGTTCTCTGATCTTGGAACCATGTATCTGTCTGCGAAGGTGACCAACCTTCCGATGAACCAGTTATTCCGCAACCAGCTTGAAGCTATGGACCCAACGAACCGTACTGAGCTTGCGCGGGCGCGCCGCGCTGGTCTGGCGATGGAATCTCTACTTGGCAGCGTTAACCGCTGGGCGATGGATAATATGGGGCCGTCTGTGTCTCGTTGGGCTGCAACGGCGGTAATGCGTGCCAGTGGGCTTACAGCATGGTCAGATGCGCACAAGCGCGCCTATGGCGTAACCATGATGGGAAGCCTGGGAGAAGTAGTGTCACGGACACCAGGCCTTCGTAGCCTCGATGACTCTGATTTTCGTATCCTGAAAAGCAAAGGGATTACTGACACAGACTGGAGCGTATGGAAGTTGGCGCAACAGGAGGACTGGGGGAACGGTAATAATACGATGCTGACACCGGAAAGCATTATGCGTATCCCTGATTCAGCAGTTAAACATCTTGGTGAGCCTGAACGCGTGAAATTTGAGGCAATGCGTAAACTGCTCGGTGCCGTAACTGAAGAAGTTGATATGGCTGTTATTACACCGGGAGCACGTGAGCAACTGATAACCGGTTCTGGTATTCAGCGTGGAACATGGAAAGGTGAATTAACGAGAAGTGTTTTCCTGTTTAAATCGTTCCCTATCTCGGTGGTTATGCGTCACTGGTCACGCGCTATGGGTATGCCGTCTGCTGGTGGGCGTGCGGCATATATTGCGACGTTTATTGCCAGTACGACCATTCTTGGAGCTTTGTCGCAGCAACTTAACGACCTTGCGTCTGGTCGTAATCCTCGCGAGATGACAGGAGAAGATGCCGCAAAATTCTGGCTTGGTGCTCTATTGAAAGGTGGTGGTCTTGGCCTTTACGGTGACTTTTTATTGTCAGATCACACTAGGTACGGAAGCGGCGCGCTGGCGTCGATGCTTGGCCCGGTGGCTGGTCTGGTTGATGACGTAGTGAAGATTGCTCAGGGCATACCGTTAAATGCTGTGGAAGGGAAGAGTGAGCAGACTGGTGGTGATCTGGTGAAGCTGGGGAAAGGTTTGATGCCAGGTGCGAATCTCTGGTACTTGAAGGCGGCTCTCGATCACATGATCTTTAACCAGATGCAGGAGTATTTTTCACCAGGCTATTTGCGTAAAATGGAGCAACGTTCGAAGAAAGAGTTTAACCAGACATACTGGTGGCGACCTCAGGATGTCACTCCGCAATAAGGATGAGAAATGATTGCTTTTATTCTTGTTGTATTTGTGCTTGTTGCCCTTGGCGTTATGAATCGTAAATGTATCATTGAAGACGGTGAATTTGCTGTAGCAGTTGTTTTGATATTATCTGGTGTAGCAGGGTACATAGGTTTGTCATAGCTTGAGTGTGACATGTCACAGGCCGCTTTCGCGGCCCTTAAATTTACCGGATTTGTTTTCGTAATTGTTCGGCACAATAGTCGAGATGTGTTTGCAGATCCTGCATAGACATCTGTGAGCTGGTGACGTAGTTAATCAGTGCAGTCAGTTCGGCAAGTGGGCCATCGACATTAAATCCATCCTTATCGAGATCCCGGAGTAATTTCATCAAGTGCGATCCCTCCACCAGTGACCTGACGCCTCCCGGCGTGTGAATCCTTTCGGTAAATCCGTCTTCCAGTGGATAGTGATACTGCTGCATCTTATCTTCTCCATGCAATAACTGTATATTTATACAGTAGCAAATAATTTGTTTGCTATCCAGCACGTTTTGCGAATCACCTGAAAGGTAATATCTGTTCGTATTTATGGTTTATCTATCCATATGTGGTTTTTCAGGTAATAGAATAACCGGATATGCGGCGCAACGGGTGCTGCGACTATCTGGAGATTTAACATGACGGTCTCAACCGAAGTTGACCATAACGAATATACAGGTAATGGCGTTACGACTTCATTTCCTTATACCTTTCGAATTTTTCAGAAGTCAGACCTGGTTGTGCAGGTTGTTGATCTGGATGAAAATATAACCACTCTTGTGCTTGATACTGATTATTCGATTACAGGTACTGGTGGATACACGGGGGGGAATGTTGTTTTATCAACTGCTTTAGGCAATGGGTATAAGATTTCTATTTCAAGAGAGTTGCCGGTTACCCAAGAAACAGACCTAAGGAACCAGGGGAAGTTTTTTGCAGAAGTGCATGAGGATGCATTTGATAAGTTAACTATGCTTGTTCAGCAGGTAAGAAGTTGGTTTAGTCTGTCGTTAAGAAAACCATCCTTTGTAGCCAACTATTATGACGCCCTGGGCAACTATATCAGAAATCTCAGGGATCCATCTCGGCCGCAAGATGCTGCTACAAAGAACTATGTAGACAGTATTTCTGAAACCAATCTCAACAGAACGCTAAGAACACCTGAACCTATACCCACACTTCCATCTGCCGCTGTCAGGGCGAACAAGATAATAGCCTTCGATAATAGTGGGTCTCCTTTTGTAACATTGCCGCCATCTGGTTCTGCCACTGATGTTCTTGTTGAATTAGTGAAACCAACAGGTGCCGGGTTATCAGGTTATAGCGATTCTATCCAGTATCCTGACGGTACTGTTGGTAGTGCCATTAAAGATCAGAATTTCAGGAAAAAAATAATCTACAAACTTCCATTTCAGTTCGATGGGTATTCTGATGCACTGGCGGCAATTGGAGCTGGAAGCATCATATACCCGCAGGGTGCTGACTATGATGATGATGGTCTACTCTTCATTAACTATGTGCCTAATGCTGGAGGGGCGCTTAGGGTTATAGTTGTTTATAACCAGGCAGGAGAGCAAGTAACGTGGTTTTATAGTCCAAACAGTAGTAATCAGTCTGTGGCTATATATGGCGGAAGTTCATCACGTAGATTGTATGACAGACGTCTTGGGGATGATTTTGTTTATTATTATGACATAACCACATTACCCGCAGCAGGTAGCACGCTTTCAGGGCACACAATAACGACAATTCAGTCGGCTGGATCACATATGTGCATTGATGGTAATTTACTCTTCTGCACATTAAACGCGACACCAGTAGGATTGTCACAATCACAGACTGTTATAAATTCTTATCGTCTTGATACAGGTGAGAAGCAGGGAACAATAAATGTCTCTCAGATGCTTACAGGGTTTGCAACTCCAGAGCTCTCCCCTACCTACTATTACATGGTATGGAAAATTCAGGGTATAGCATACAAAAATGGGATCCTTCATATAGGCGTAGGTGGCAGTTATCGTCCTACATTTGATGATGCAAAATACCCTGTTCATGATTACGGAGTCCTCAGAGTGTCACTCTCTGGTGAGTTAATAGACCACTCTGTTGTGAAATCAGATAAGTTGATGACTTATCTGGCATCAAACGGTTGCACCGTCTCAAGAACAGAGTCAGAGGGATGTTTCAAGCACCCTGACGGCACTATCCATTCAATTCTTATCGGTGATATGGCTGAATCATCTCCTAGCACACCCAATGGCATTGTTATAATGAGGGAGTTTTCACGGGATGGATTTAACATGCTGGATGCCGCTTCCGGATATTGTCCTCTCCCAACATATGGATTTAATAGGCTCATGCGTTCGGAGCGTGGGGAATTGCGCGATCCAGTCTTAAATACAGTCTTCAGCAGTGTTTCTCAAATTCTTGATTTAATGGCTTCATTAAACATAACTGAGTTCTCTTGGTTTTCAACCATTGCTCCTTCGCTCACCACGATACCTGGTCTTAACTACGTAACAGGACAAATTTACCATGTTACTAATCTGAACAATGCAGGATTCATTATTGAATCCTCCGGTACTGTACTTGGGCTAGAAATTTATTCCGTAGTTGGCAGCATTGGGTCATGGACAGCTACAAGGCGCTCATTGTCAGGAACAAAGCTTAATATTAATAATTCAGGTGGTTTAGGCAAAATATCATTTACAACGTCAACAGGAAAAGAAGTTGGCATCGCTCAAATAAACTATACCGGTACCTCTACGCCTCTTGTTATCGGCTCAGGGGGTACTTTAAACCCTAATGCTATTTTCTTCTTCACAAATCCGACAGTGACAAGTGAAAGTGGTGGGACTCAATCTCTTCAGATTTACAGTGATCAGGTATTGCCTGGCGTCGCTAGCGCGCAGTCTAACGGGAGTGCATCATTTAAATGGACTCAGGTCTACGCCGATTCTGGTTCCATTAACACATCTGACAGAAGAAAGAAGACAGATTTCGAGGATATAAGTGAAGCCGAAAAGCGCGTGGCTATCAAGATTAAGGGAATGATTTGTCGGTACAGAATGAAGGATGCGGTAGCTATTAAAGGCGATGGCGCAAGATATCATATAGGTGCAATTGTCCAGGATGTTATCTCTGCGTTCGAGGATGAAGGGCTAGATCCCATGCGTTATGGGATGGTTTGCTACGATAAGTGGGATAAGAAGGAACCAGAATATGATGAAAATGGAATCATGACATTCTCAGGTTGCGAAGCTGGTGATGGTTACTCTTTGAGATATGATGAGATGTTATGTTTCATTATTTCTGCTATTTAAAAAATGCCCCGTAGAGGGGCTTTTTTTTTACTTGGCTATCACCCTATTTAACAAAGGAGTTTTTGAAAGTATCACAGCTATCAACATGGACGCAAAGACATAAAATATAGTTGCAACAGGTATTCCCCATGCATAATTTGATACTGGAGCTATTTTCCATGTTATAAATATAATAATAGGATGTATAAGATAAATTCCAAATGCATATTCGGAAATTAGAGTTACAAGTTTATTTGCATTTTTGCTTATTCTGTCTGCGTATCCAATGCAGGCGCAGGTTGTTGCTATTGCTGTCATGCCAACAATGGGGCTAAAGTTGCTTAGGTTTACTCCTTTGATCCCATGAATCAATATAGCCTTATTTGTAAAGACACATATAACCGCAAGGATAACAGCAGTTAACGAAATGAAAGCGCGTAATTTTATGATATGGCTTTCAAGTCTTGCAACTATACATCCGGCAAAAATATAGAACATTAATGTACTTACAAATGGAATATCTATAGATGGTGCATTAGGAATGAAATTCTTTAGCTGTGGGTGTACAGAATTCCCATAGAATAGAATTAAAAATATCATCACGTTATACCGCAAATCCATGCGTTGGCATCCAATAATTATCATCGGGAGAAACATGTAAATCGCAATATAATGATACATAAACCATAGATGGACAGCAGATGGCTTCATAATATTAAAGCTGCTTACGGAAGCATCTTTAAATATAATGTAATAAGATGCATATATTACCCACCAAAATACAAGAGGGACAAATAATACATTAAACCCCTTTTTAATGTAATCATAGAATTCGAATTTCTTTTTATGGTAGTAAAGAAACCCTGTTATAACTATGAAAATACCAATGCATTGCTTTGATATGGCACTATATACGTTAGCCCAATCCCAATCAGGCGAAGACTTTGCACCAACTGGACCAGCAGCAACATGCAGCAACACCACCAGCACAATGGCGATGAAACGAGCTAAAACTACACCATAGTTCTTCTCATTCATTTTAATATTTATCCAATATTTTTAATGGGTTCCACAATCATTAACTACAATATATACCCATAAGGTAATTTAGTTAAGAGTTATCCGAGGTAAACTTATCCATATATGGTTTATTGTGTATGATGGACTTACCAACTAAGGGGGTTCATTATGCACAGTAAACGGTGGCTGATATGTCAGCTCAGCTAACCAGTGAGTCTTTAAATCAGTGGCTTAGCATGGGTTCTCTGGCTGCTGTCATTGCCGGGGTTCCTCCAGAGGTCGCTCTTGGTGCTTTATCCGGCGCGGTAATATTTATTACCTCTGCCGTTGAGTATCCAATTCGTCGTCGCGTGCTCTTGTCGATGCTTAGCTTTCTCTGCGGACTTCTATTCTACAAACCAGCAGCATCAATTCTTATCGGCATAGCCAGCCTGATCCCTACAATCACACAGGATTCTTTCGAGAAAGGGATTGTTTTCTCTGCCGGTGCATTTGTGTCAGCAATCGTCGCTGTGCGAATTGGGATCTGGCTCTATCACCGTTCCGATAATCCACGCGAGTTAATTCCGGGGAGAAAAGACGATGGTAACTCATGAGCTTTTTTTGCTTACCACCAATGCGGTTATTTGCGCCGGTATAGCAGTTCGAGTTGCCACATTTCGGAGAAACGGTTCTCAACACAGGCGATGGGGTGGGTGGCTTGCTTATTTCCTGATTGTTGCTGCGGCCAGCATTCCAGTTCGTGTCGCTTATGCAATCTGGTTACGCACGCCAATGGCTGTGGATTTATCTGAGGTCATTATCAACGCTGTCATGCTTGCCGCGGTTATTAAAACACGCGGTAACGTTGTTCAGATTTTCAAAATATCGAGGTCTAAACATGGAGATTAAACAATTCCAGCGAGCTGCTGGTATTAGCGAGGCGCTGGCCGCACGCTGGTTCTCGCATATAACTTCTGCGATGAAAGAGTTTGGTATCAGCAAACCAGAAGATCTGGCAATGTTTATTGCTCAGGTCGGGCATGAGTCTGTGGGCTTCACCCGGTTGCAGGAGAATTTCAACTACAGCGTCAGCGGACTGGCTAACTTCGTTCGGGCTGGGCGTCTCACTCAGGGGCAGGCTAATGCACTGGGGCGACGTGCTGGTGAGCCACCATTGCCACTCGAGCGCCAGCGAGCGATCGCCAATCTGGTGTACAGCAAACGCATGGGGAACAATGCCCCCGGCGATGGCTGGAATTACCGAGGTCGCGGACTTATCCAGATTACCGGTTTGAATAACTATCGTGACTGCGGAAACGGCTTGAAAGTTGACTTGCTGGAGAATCCTGAACTGCTGGCGCAGGACGAATACGCGGCTCGTAGCGCGGCGTGGTTCTTCGCCACCAAAGGCTGCATGAAGTACACAGGTGACCTGGTTCGCGTCACGCAGATCATTAACGGTGGACAGAACGGTATCGACGACCGGCGGACGCGTTACGGTGCTGCCCGTAAGGCGCTGTTATGATCTGGGAATTCGTCAAAGCATACTGGAAACAGTTGCTTATAGTGGCAATGCTTGCTGCGCTGGTGGTCATCGGCATGGTTGCCTGGAATATTCATGGAAGCCGCCAGTACGACGCCGGATATGCGCAGGCGCAGGCAGACCAGAAACAGGCTGATGATAAGGCCAGGTCACAACGTGATCAGGAGAAGACGAAAATTGAACGTGAAGCACAATCCCGTATCGATGTGGCGCGTGTTGACGCTGAGCATGCTAATGCCGCTGCTGACGGCCTGCGCGCCGAGCTTGACAAAACCAAGCGACTCGCCGAACACTATACCGGATCTTTCCCCACTGGCACGCCAGCCAGCAAGGTCATCGGTGTGCTCGCCGACATGCTTGAAGAAAGCAACCGAGTTTACAACGCAACAGCAGAAGAGGCTGAGCGATATCGGTCTGCAGGACTCACATGCGAGCGACAGTACGACTCCCTGAAAGCGGGTCACTGATTTCCGGTGACGGTATATAAAACGGTACGGTAAAAATCATATTTAAGAAAGTTGTTACCAGTCAATTGGTTATGTTGTTCGTAAATAATTGAGTGGGAATGATT